AGATCTTGACATGCACGAGAACGAGATTGAAATAGAATTTGATGGCCTCAGTGATGTTATTGATACTGCTATAGCAGAAGGTCACACCCCAGAAGAAATTATTGACTATTGCTTTGATGAGCAAAAGGTTGATCCGTCAACATTTATGCAAGAATACATGACGGTTGAGCAGATCATGGCTTTATATCAAGAGACTGTTACTAATAAACTAGATTTATTGGCGCTTACAGTATCTAATCAACTTGATAGAATTGAAGAGCTTAAGCAACAACTTGCAGAAGCTACTAAAACTGATGCGGAGGCGCTAAAAGATGTAGCGTATTGATATGAAATTTCGTTTAGTTTATATGAATGTAGCTAGAACTGTTGATCTGCCAGTTACTTCTGAAGAGTTAGAAAACTGGCAGAAAAACAGAATGACGGCGGGTGAGGCTATGCCTCGCCTGTCTCAAACACAACTTAATTTTATTACACACGGTGTGTATCCTGATGATTCTTTTTTTGATTCTGTTGAGGACTTAGAAAATGTACTTGACTCATGCGACAGAGGTACAAAAGTTTTCCAAGATATCTAGTTCTAACCTTGCCGATGTAATACTTATGGTCGTGTTGAGTATTCAACAGCCGTGGTATGCTGTTGGTAATCAACTCAAAGATGTAAAAGTAAACGGCATTAACTCTAGATTTATTTGGGGTAACAAGGCCAAGGCTTACAAGTCTCTCATGTCCCGCAAAGAATTTATTTATTCTCAATATCTTGCAGTTCTTAATTCAAACAAGCCTGATGATGACAAAGCCCTGTCTCTGATGAATGTATTCTTACAGATTGATGGGTTAAACATGGTAAAGGCTGGCTTTGTTTGTCAATTATCCGCAGGATTGGTGGGATGTATTGACATTCACAACCTACGGATGTACAGTATCCCCCTGAAAGATTTAAAATTAGCTAAGTCTGTAAAATCTAAAGCTATAAAAAATCGTCGTGTTATGAATTATATTTCTATATGTCACGACATTGGTACAGAAAAGTTATGGAACACTTGGTGCAATACACTTGCTACCAAGTCCAAAAGATTTGAGGATGGCTTTCATGTATCCCAAGTGCATTACAGCTATCTTCAAGATGCGGTAAACCTTTAACTAACTGGAGACATATTATGTCAGATGTAATTTCTATCTTTGGTACTGAGCGCCCAGCAGATCCTTTTGCTGGCAAAGGCTATGGTGTTGCTGATTTTCCTGTGGCAACCCGACCCCTGCTTTACTTTAATGATGATACCGATCAGTGGTATGACTCATCAAAGGTTGCAGTAGTTCGTACTGATACTATGGACGAGCTTGGTGTTCATGGTAAAAACTACAAGCCTGTCGCACCCCGCGAATTGATTGATACTCAACGTGCAATCATTATGCGTAGTGATTTAAACACTGACGGCATCACTGAAACTATTGAGTGCAGTCACAATGGTGCGGCTACGTTTGTTAAGTACAGGCTACCAGAGCATAGCTTTGCTACACCTGATGGTGACACAGCACAGCTTACGTTCTTGGGTATTACCTCTCTCAATAGTACTTTCTCTTTCTTGTTGTCTGTTGGTGCTCGACAATCTGCTTGCTTTAATGGTCAAGTATTTGTTAGTGGCGAGGCTGGTTTATTTAAGGCTCGACACACAAAGAATCTTGATATCAATGCGGCGGCAAGATCTATCAGCAAGTCGATAGCTATCTTTGACAAAGAGCGTGAGCTTTGGGCGCAAATGTATCAGACTAAAGTTACAGCCGCACAAGTAATGTTTACCTTTGCAGAGGCGGCTGGATGTTTAGATCTAGTCCGCGCTACTGTAGCTGAATGTGGTCCTTCATGGTCAGCAGTGTTTGATCAACTGCCGCGCCAGAACAGCAGTCTTACCTATCTTGTCAAGGCTTGGAATGAGTACTCAGACAAGATGGGCTACAACCAGTGGGCTGTATACAACACTCTAACTGATTGGTCTACTCATGCTCCAGCATCTAGCAAGAGATCTGTACCTAACATTGCTTCAGTGAGGCAGAAGCGTTCAGATGTTGTTCGGAAGGTATGTACATCTGATGTCTTCCGTATCGCGGCCTGAGAAAGTAGATATTGAGTCTCTTGTTCAGCTTTATATTTACATCAAACCCAACCCTGATTATTCGGGGTTGGCTCAGAAGCTGAGAGACTTACATTTTACTGAGTCTGAGATCTTTAATGTCCTTCACAAAGTTCGTGAAGGTTACTACTAATCAAAGCCCTTCGGGGCTTTTTTTAGACCTTCTTGTTTTAAAACCCCCTTACAGGGTAAGGGGTTTTAAAACTTAGAAGGTCTTAGAGGAGACGCAACGATGTTAATAGACTTTATGCCCAATGGCCCAGCCAGTGACTACGATACAGTAATCACTGCATTTAATTTTGTAGACCACTTTATCATATGGCAAGAGGACACCCAGCAATATATTTTAAACGGACGGCCTGAAGAAATGGAGATGGCCCTACGCAGTTTACTAATTGAAAGGGGTACAGCAGATGATACTGAAACAGAATGAAGAGCCGGTGATAAATACAGATAGGCTAGTCAGGTCAGCAATGAATGATGAAAACTATTGCTCTTTTATTCTGGACTGCCTGCACAACGAACAAAGCAAGTGGTCTATGGATCAGCTAATGAAGTTTTGGATCAATGCATCTTATTCAGATGACACCGTTGAACAATGGATAAACCGACACAGAGGAACGTAATATGTATTATGTAGCACCTAAACTACAGCGCGGCAACGGCATGATTATATGGCGTCATGTCAAAAAGTTGACAACCTTCAAAGCTACTGATGGCATGGAATATGTAGTCGCTAAAAGTAAAAAAGAGATGGATCAGTCACTGCCGATTTATATTGGCATAGGTGACAAGCTAGTAAAGACTAGACGTTACGAGATACGTTGGCTTGATGAACTAATTCAATCGGACGGGAGATAATGATGAGCGATCAACCTTTAATCGTTTGGGTCATGGAATACTACGATACAGTCGCAGGAGAAAAGTCACTTGATCTGTACAAGACAGAAGAGATGGCTCAAGAAGACAAAAGAAAGCTGACGGCTGACGGTACTATTTGCGATGTTTTAATCTATCAAAGGATGGTATGGCAATGAATATATTACAAGACTTGCGTCAATTCAGACAGACTTTACGCGATCTTAAGGCTGACAATCTACGCACGATGCGAAAATATGAACGTCTTTTTGGTAAAGCAGATGCTCTTACCTATCACATGAGCGGTATGGCACATGGTAAGACTGCGGCTTTGATGCAGATTGACTATCTTATTGCAAGACTAGAAATGGAGGAAGAGTATGGGAACGCCTAGTATATATGGCTCGTTTAGTTTTGTGACAGAACTAGACTGTGATTGGGCAACAATGGACATTAGAATTTTTTACACAAATCACTCAGAGGGGATAGACCTTGATAAAATCGAAATGGTTGGGGGTAACTTGGCTGGAGATAATGTCAGTAGTTACTTCAATATTGATTATATATTTGATCTTATACGTGATGAGATAGCTGAAGCAGACTACCACTGGACAGACCACGGAGATGTAGCATGAAAACTTACGTCCACGTAAACCAACACAAGATTCGTGCTAATAAAAAAGATGGGACAGATCTTCCCGTCATCACAATAAAGCGTGGTAAATCAAATACTTACTGCCATGAAGTAGAAATATTAGGGCCGTCAGTTGTTAAGTATGGTGGCAACGACAAGCCTTTACTTTCTTGTGGTGCAAGAGTTGTAATTGAAACAGAAGGTAACGTGAGGGTAATTCGATGAGTATTGATGACGCAACACCAGAAGAGTGGAACAAGGTAAGCAAAACAACTACAGGAAAATTGTATCATCCCCAAGATACACACACCGACCCCGTAACCAAACCAGATCACTACAATAAAGGGGGGATCGAAGCAATTGATTACATTAAGCAACAATTAGGGCCAGCATTTCAATTTTATTGTGCTGGTAATGTGATGAAATATCTGCACCGCTTTCGTTACAAGAACGGTGTTGAAGACGTAAAGAAAGCAAGAGTATATCTTGATTGGCTTATAGAGGAACTAGAAACGTGAACAAACTTATTGACCGTCTCAAACGAGACAACCAGTTTTACTTTTCAGAAATACACGGCATACAACATTATTGCAATGTATCACTGGCTGGACTGCAACTAGCAATACACTACGATTTAAATCCAAAACTAATTAGATACTTTGCGTATCTACATGATTCTTGTAGAAAAAATGAAGATGATGATCCTGAGCATGGGCCTCGTGCCGCAGAGTATGTTGAGTCTATAAAACACTTAATTGATTTATGCACGGCAGAGCGTTGGATGTTGCAATCTGCTTGTGCTTTGCATACACGCGCGAAGCCGTGGGATGGTCACAAGTATACACTGTTTGAGAAGTGTGCTTTCGATGCAGACCGCTCTGACATAGGGCGTGTTTGTTTTGCTGTTGATCCAAAATATTTATTTACTGACAAAGGCAAGGAGCTTTTTGTAGATGAGGACGAGTATGCT